AAATATCCGGTATTGAAAGCATCACAGCATTTAGGCTCTTTTGACTTAACTTGGGCTGAGCCGAGCCAGTTACGTAACCTGATAGATCCATGCTATTAAGCAAATAACAAAGAAATCTTGTATCACACAATTCTGTTCCTTGAACTATATGTGCATGATTATTCACCCAAAACTTTCCTGTAGCAATCTGAGCGATATTTTGCTTTTGCGATTTAAGATTCTCTCCATCCTCGGCAATTAGCAAAAAAGTACCATTAAAAATATAATCATCGATGTAATCAATAACGCCCTGAGCACCATAATAGCGATATATGCCATGTCTTTTTTCGCGCTGAGCAGCTGACAATGGTATTCTCTTTTTATCAAAATTAATTGTTATTTCATCAAATCTATATGGTTTAAAATTCATCATACTACCACCCTAACCAATATATTTTCTATGAGCCGTTTTTACATTGCTCTGCTTGACCATTGCGTACTGCAAAGTCGTATCAATCCGTTGATGCCCCAGAAGTCTCTGTAGTTGCTCAATCGGCATTCCTTTGTCAATCGCCATTGTTGCCAGTGTTCGCCGGAACTTGTGTGGATGCACCTTTGGAATGTTCAACCGCTTTCCCATTTGCCGGAGTCGATATTCGATTCCGCCGATTTGAAGTCGCTGATGCGGAGCACGAAGCGTTACAAAGAGTGCCGGGGCATCATCTGTCCGGCTATCCAAATATTCCAGTAGATGCAGTTTTGCTCTTGCGTCAAAATACACAACACGCTCTTTGTCGCCTTTACCAAACACTTTGCATTCCCGCTCGGTAAAATCTATATCGTCCCGGTTTAAGAGAACCATTTCGCCCACACGCATTCCTGTTGACGCCAGCATATCAATCATAGCCAAATCTCGAAGTTCCTCGCAGCTATCCCGCATCTTCTCTAAATCCTCATCGGAATAGGTTTCTTTGATACTACTTGCCGTTTTGACCTTATGGATACGGCGCACTGGGCTTTTAATGATATAATCTTCATCCTCCAGCCACGAAAAAAAGCTGGACAGGATTCTTCGGATATTGTCTATTGTCACACGGCTTGACTGATGCTTCTTCTGATAATCGGTGAGATAAATCCGCAAATCTTCTGTAAGTATGTGCTGGACATTCTTCTCCAGAGAGGTTACCATCGCATCAATTGTGGTCTGATAATACTTTAATGTTTTCTCCGAGCAGCCCTCGATCCGCTTAGCAGCGATAAACATTGCAATAAGATCATTGCTATTGTCCTTCTCCGGCTTTACCTCTGCGCAAATCACTTCATAACGAAAAAGCGTCTGCTCCATCACTTGTCTTAACTGTTTCAATTGTACATTGTCGAGATAAGGCAACATCTGCTGCATTACCCCTGTTATCAATTCTTCTTTCATGTCGATTCTCCTTCTATAATAATATTTCCAGAGAACGACATCAACGGCAGTTCCGTTGGTTTGACTCCCGCCGTTGGTGAGAGTTAATCATATTTAAACGAGAATTTAGCGGCTTAGAGGTCGAGAGTAGAAAGGTCAATCTCGCCGGACATTAATCTAGGTAATAATTGGTCGCGTAAATTAGCAAGTTCTACATTTTGTTTGCAGTTTCGCAGTATATGCGTAAAAAATGGCTGCACAAGATCAGAAAATTCTCTGACTTTTGGATTTTCTGGAGAGAAAATCCAAATAGAATTTATATCTTGCTGATTAATTCCCGGAACTGCTGCTTTACCGCCATTAGAGGCCAGCCAATTATAGGGATAGTCAGATTGCATGTAAAAATAGGCAAATTCATTATATCCTCGATCATAAAAATCAAGTTTAAACACATGCTCATTAATATAAAAAGATTCATATGGAAACCCCTCGCCAAACATTGAAAAATGTGGAATAAATGTTCCCGGTTTTCCACCGTCTTTATAAATCATAAGTTCGTAGCCGTTAACATACCCAGTTTTTAATTTCGTAGCAAAGTCAAGCGGTATGAATTTAGCAGATGAGAAATTTACTTTTCCTAATTCTTTTACATTTTCGGCACCAATACTCGGAATACCATTGGTTACAGCACCTCCTTTGGGTCGTCTACCTGTTTCCAAAATATGAGGGATATCCGCTATCTGATTGATTTTTAAAGATGCTGGTGCCTTAAAACCAGCGGGTGTTGTAACCAAAGGATCATCAAATGGAGTATAGTCTATAAACCAATCCTTAAAAATCGTCCGTGCTTGCTCTTCTAAATTCTCGTTTAAAAGAGGAAAATATATGCTTATGTTGAATAATTGGAATTTTTGGCTTTCTTTAATTACCGCTATGACAGCAATTTTAGCGGTAGTACTGTCGGTTAAGCAGATTAGTCTGAGTAATAAGCATCATTTATTTGAACGGCGATTAAAAGTGTACATGATAGTATCAGGATTAGTTTGCTTATACAAAGAGAATAGAAATCTTATTGAAAGAAAGCGAAAAGATGAACCTCAATTTGCCATAGATCATGAATTTATTTGGTTAACCAATAATACCTATATGGAAGAGCAAAGTGAAGCTATTGCACATCCGTTGGAACAGCCATATCATAAAGAATTTTTGAAAAAGCGTGAGGAATTACGTAGACTAGCTACTGAGATTAGATTAATCTTTAAGAAACCTATTAATGAGTTATATGGGAAATTTGTAGAATGTTATGAAAAAACTCTTTTTCGAATGTATCAATATCAGATAATTATTGATAAAATGATGAAAGAAAATGAGAAAAAGCCTATGACTGCCGAAGAACTGCAGAAATTTTTCCCAGAAAAAGAGCATCGTACAAGAATGTATGATGCTATGGAAGAACTGAAAGTATCATATCAAGCATTGGTAGATCAGAAGGCTGATGAGAAAATAACAAAATATATTCGATTATAATAGATCTTAGCCTATAATTAATTATGCAAGGAGTAATGATTATGCCGGGATTTTATACAGAAGCAGATTATGAAAATTCTATTATAGAATTGTTTCAAAATATGGGCTACCATCATATCTACGGCCCAGATATTGAAAGAGATTTTAACAGCCCGTTATATGACGATGAACTTACGGCAGCATTGTACCGGCTTAATCCGTCAATGCCAGAAGAGGCTATAAAAGATGCACTGTTTAAATTGAAAAATTTTGAAAATGCTGATTTGGTTCGGAAAAATGCGGTATTTATGGACTATATTCAGCAAGGTATTGAGGTGCGCTATTTTGTAGATAATGAGGAGCGCTCTGGCCTTGTATATATTGTTGACTATAAGAATCCTGATAATAACTCCTTTATTGTGGCTAACCAGTGGACTTTTATAGAAAATAGCAACAAACGTCCGGATGTGCTTTTATTCCTTAATGGCTTGCCGGTTGTGTTGGTGGAGTTAAAATCGCCTTCACGGGAAGAAACGGACGCATCCGAGGCATATGCGCAGATCCGGAATTATATGCATGAGATTCCGTCTATGTTTATTTACAACTGCATTTGTGTTATGAGCGATCACCTGACTTCCAAAGCCGGTACGATTACTTCCGGCGAAGACCGTTTCATGGAGTGGAAGACAAAGGACGGAAATAAGGAAAATACACAGTTCGCTCAGTTTGATACCTTTTTTGAGGGAATGTTCGAGAAAGAACGCTTACTGGACATTATTAAGAATTTTATTTGCTTTTCCAATGAAGGCTTGAAGCAATATAAGATATTGGCAGCATATCACCAGTATTTTGCGGTCAAAAAGGCTATTGTATCTACGCAACATGCTATAAAAACTGATGGCAAGGGCGGTGTGTTCTGGCATACACAGGGAAGCGGTAAATCTCTTTCGATGGTATTTTATGCACATCTTTTGCAGGAGGCACTGGACAGCCCTACGATTGTTGTGCTTACGGATCGAAACGACCTGGATGATCAATTATATGGACAGTTTGCAAAATGTAAGGATTTTTTGCGCCAAGAGCCAATGCATGCTGAGAGCAGAGAGCATTTGAAGTTACTTCTTGAGGGGAGACAGGCAAATGGAATCATTTTTACTACGATGCAAAAGTTTGAGGAGTCTCATGAACCGCTTTCCGAACGTAGGAATATTGTGGTTATGGCTGATGAGGCTCACCGTGGACAGTATGGGTTAAAAGAAAAGGTAGATGTCAAAACAGGAAAAATTAAAGTGGGTACTGCACGTATTATTCGTAATAGCCTTCCCAATGCCACCTATATAGGTTTTACAGGGACTCCGATTTCTATGAAAGACAGGAGTACCCGTGAAGTCTTTGGAGATTATATCGATGTATATGATATGACGCAGGCCGTAGAAGATGGCGCTACCCGTCCGGTTTACTATGAAAGCCGTGTAATCAAACTGAAGTTGGATGAAGAAACGCTGAAATTGATCGACACGGAATACGATATCATGGCCAACAATGCTGATCCGGATGTTATCCAGAAGAGTAAGAAAGAGCTGGGACAGATGGAGGCCATTTTGGGTAATGACCAGACGATTGCTTCACTTGTTGATGATATCCTTGATCATTACGAGAATTACAGGGCGAATCTTCTGACGGGAAAGGCAATGATTGTCGCTTATTCCCGCTCTATAGCAATGAAAATTTATAAACGTATTTTGCAGTTGAGACCGTCTTGGACAGAAAAGGTTGCTGTTGTTATGACGGAAAGTAACAAAGACCCCGAAGAATGGCGTGAAATTATTGGAAATAAACGGCATAAAGAAGAGCTGGCTAAAAAATTTAAGGATAACGGTAGCCCGCTTAAAATTGCCATTGTAGTTGATATGTGGCTGACGGGCTTCGATGTACCTTCTTTGGCGACCATGTATGTTTATAAGCCGATGAAGGGATATAATCTGATGCAGGCAATCGCCCGTGTTAACCGTGTATTCGCAGATAAAGAAGGCGGTCTGGTAGTTGATTATGTCGGTATTGCGGGTGCTTTGAAAGAAGCGATGAACGATTATACTGTTCGTGATAAAAAGAATTATGGCGATACGGATGTGGCAAAAGTGGCATATCCGAAATTTTTGGAAAAGCTCTCCATCTGCAGAGATATTTTCCACGGCTATGATTATTCCAAGTTTACTATCGGAACTGACCTTGAACGTTCAAAGGCCATTAGTGGAGCAGTCAATTTTATTGTTGCTGTTGATAAGGAAAGGGAACGTGATGATTTTCTTAAAGAAGCATTGATGCTTCGTCAGGCTTTGTCCCTCTGCGCCTCTTTGGTGGAAGAGCCACTTCGTATTGAAGCCGCATTTTTTGAATCGGTGCGTGTACTTGTGATGAGGTTGATGAATCAAGGTGTAGGAAAGAAGATTTCTTTACCTGAAATGAATGCGCGGATTAATGAGCTTCTCAAACAAAGTGTCAAAAGCGAGGGTGTAATAAACCTGTTTTCTGATGTGTCGGAGGAGTTCTCGATATTTGATTCGAAGTTCCTTGAAGAAATTTCAAAAATGAAGGAGAAAAACTTAGCTGTAGAACTTCTGAAAAAATTGATTGCTGAGCAGGTACAGGTATACCGCCGTACTAATGTTGTGAAATCGGAAAAGTTCAGTGAGATTATACAAAGCGCTATGAACCGCTATCTGAACGGCATGCTGACAAATGAGGAAGTTATTCAGGAACTTTTGAATTTGGCCCGTCAGATTGCAGCTGCTCGGAAAGAGGGCGATCAACTCGGACTTACTGCAGACGAACTTGCATTTTATGATGCTCTTACAAAACCGCAGGCAATTAAAGATTTCTATGAAAATGAGGAATTGATTGCCATTACAAAAGAGTTGGCGGATACACTTCGCAAGAATCGAACCATCGATTGGCAAAAAAGAGAATCCGCCAGAGCAAAAATGCGTATGATGATTAAGAAATTATTGAAGAAGCATCGGTATCCACCGGAAGGAATGGATGACGCTGTACAGACGGTTATGACACAGTGTGAACTGTGGGCGGATAATATAGATGTCGGATAAATATTGTGGAAATATATTTGGAGAGATTAGGAGAATGAAAACAAGAGGAAAAAGTATACAACTTTTCTTAATGGATGGGGAGGCCAGCGGAAGAATTAAATGTACACTTGCTAATTGGACGGGTGTTGCCTTCAAAATCCCTCGGACAGAGTTGGACAAATGTAAAGACCGTGATGATCTGAAACAGAGCGGAGTGTATTTTCTGTTTGGCACATCAGATGAGACTGGTAAGGGTGTAGTTTACATTGGACAGGCAGGAGCCAGAAAGAACGGGGAGGGAATTCTTAATCGACTTCAGGAACATAAGCGCAATCCGAAGAAAGATTATTGGACTGAAGCAATTGTCTTTACAACATCAAATAATTCACTTGGAGCAACTGAGATCAGCTACCTTGAGAACCGATTTTGTAATATGGCGCTGGCGGCTAATCGGTATGAGGTAAGGAATGGAAATGATCCTACTTCCGGAAATATTACTGAAGAAAAAGAAAGCGAAATGGAAGAGTTTATTGATTATGCGAAAGTTATAATGGGTACACTTGGCCATAAGCTGTTTGAGCCATTGGGTAAGCCAGTAGTGAATGTGAGCGAATCTAATGATAATGATGCTGTGCAAGGTGCGGTTGGCCTACATCTTGCGAGAAATATAAAAAAAGTTGGTAGAATTGAAGCTGATGGAGTACAGACTACAGAAGGTTTTGTTGTTTTGCAGGGAAGTCATATTGCTTCCGTTGATGATAATACAATTCCTGCTGTTATAAAAGAGCGCCGTAAAAAGGCTAATATTGATGAGAATGGGATATTACAGGAGGATATGTTGTTTACCAGTCCTTCATATGCGGCAATGTTTGTCATTGGAAAAAGTGCTAATGGATTAACCAGCTGGAAAACTTCTGATGGGAAGACACTAAAATCTTTGGAAGAGACAACAGAAGTGGAGTAGAAATTGCGGTATGAAGGAAGTGCTGAAATAGCATTGACAAATAGAACATATGTTCGTATAATATAATCATCGCTACAGTAGGAATCGTTGATACGAAATCATAAAAGATTAAACAGACACTTTCCCTTGCGTTTAATCTTGGTTGGGAGGCATGATGATTTATGGAGTGCGAGATAGGATCAAAGGCCTTCATCATTGAAAGCAATCGAATTATTCGAGAAGTAACCATAGTTCGTAAGAACTCAGATTTTTATGTGGTTCGGTTCGATAGCAATGGGTGCATCCAATTACGGAAAAGTCGGGTATTCTCATCAGAAGAGGCTGCAAAAGAGCATCTTTCAAAGAATAATCATATTTCTCAGACATCCGGGAGACGGTCACCATATCAGTATTGGCATTAAAATGTGGAATGTTTGAATATTGGTGATTGACAATCCCTGATATTTTTTGTATACTCATGTTAGCATAAAAGCGAACAAGCATAAAAGCTAATGAGTAAATGAAAAAGAGAAAAATAAGACTACAAGAACGAAAGAGATGAAAAGGTGAAGGATTATGACGTATGCGAATTTTGGAGATTTTATAAGCAGAAAGAGAATCGAGAAAAAGATAACCATCAGAAAAATGGCGGACATGCTCGGAGTTTCTGCACCGTTTCTTACGGATGTTGAAAAAGATAGGCGAAATCCTTTCGACATTGAGAAGCTGAATCAACTCGCTCATATTCTGGAACTGACAAAAGAAGAAAAAGATGAGATGCTTAATCTGGCTGGAAAAAAAAGGAATGCTGTTGCTCCAGATTTACCGGAGTATATTATGCAACGGGATTATGTGAGTGCAGCATTGCGTACAGCCAGGGATTTGGATGCTGGAGAAGAAGAATGGCAGCGTTTTGTTGAGGAACTGAAGAAGCGAAAGGGGTAAGTGCCTATCTATGTATGTAGCAGAAATTAAACGGAAAAGGTCAGGGGCTCCAGTATTGAGCCGGAAGGAAATTGATGATATAGGGGAAAATCTGGTATCAGATTTTAATCCGGCTGCCATGCAAACACCCCAGGAGATAGATATCGATCTTTTTGTCCAGGATTATCTGGGTGCAGATCAGGATTTCCAATATTTATCCCATTGCGGTGTCTACTTGGGAATGACAGTATTTAACGATACCGATAAGGTACCAGTATACGATCCCGTTCAGAAGCGGGCGGAGTATATTAGTGCAAGAGCCAATACGATTATTATTGACCAGACGCTTTTAGAAGAAAATCAGGAACACAGGTATCGCTTTACGATGGGACATGAAGCCAGCCATGTATTCTTACATACTCCATACTTTGCTTATGATTCAAATCAGATAACGCTGATGGATCTGATGGGCGGCGGGAAAGAAGCTGCAATGATACAATGCAGGGTGGATACAAAAAAGGCGAATTGCGAGCAGCAGGCCGTCTGGACAGACAAAGAATGGATGGAGTGGCAGGCGAATGCATTATCATCTGCAATTTTGATGCCAAGAGCGATGGTTCTTAAGATTGTGCGGGAGCTTCGGAAAAAGCCGGGATTCAGTCAAAAACCGGAAACGCAGAGATGTTATATTGAGGCGGATACTGTTTCACAAGTATTTAATGTGTCATTTCAGGCAGCAACAATTCGCTTAAAAGAATTAGGGGTTATGAGACAGGAAATCTATATGACACAGCAAGTCTTTTGTTTTATGCGGGATGAGCAGTTTGCCTATATATAAAATGGAATATAGCGGGTTTCTAAGGAAGCCCGCAAAATTTTTAATATAAATGTTCGCTAGTTAGCGAACAAGTAAATAAAAGGAGAAGATATGATGAAAGAGTTTCAAATGGATATTCATCTGAGTTGTCCGTGGTGTGGAGGGAGCGAAATATTAGCTGATCGCCGCACAAAGGCTACAATTTCCGTCCAGTGTGCGAAATGTAAGAAGATATATAAAGCAGATCTGGATTCTTTAAAAACAGAAAAAGCCAAAGCCCAGAAACGTATGGGACGAAGAAGATAGAAAAGCTGACTGGCCGTAGGGACAATATGATGGTCACCATTAAGGGTCGGAGCGAACTGTAAATGTTTACAGTTATGCTCTGACCCTTTTTTTATTTCTATCAGCTATTTTTTACACTTTTTTATATGTAAACGGAGAATAAACAGATAGATAAAAGTTTTGCGAAAAAGTTTTTTAAAGCGGTCAAAAGGTGTCCGGTTTAACCAATAAATTAAAGCCACGGAGCAAGGGAAAGGAGGTGTGACACGATGAGACCCAATGAACGAAGGGCGGCGATCTTCGATGCACTGTGCATTAGACGCCAGGATACAGTAGAAAATCTGGCGTCTGAGTTTGGCGTGAGTGAGAAAACCATCCGGCGTGATATTGAGGAACTATCGTGTTCATACCCAATTGAGACAGTTCGTGGCAGATATGGTGGCGGTGTGAAGGTAGCAGATTGGTACCATCAAAACCGGAAAACGCTCTCACCGGAACAGGCAGAACTTTTGAAAAGGCTGGCCCCCTCTTTGGAAGGAAATGACCTTGCTGTTATGAACAGTATCATTTCCCAATTTTCTCCCTATTAAATCCAGAATACGGGAACACCCCCGAATGATTATGAAAGGTACAGGTGAATGACGATGAAAAAAGTTTTTATTTGTTCTCCCTATCGTGGCGATGTTGAGAGAAATGTAGCACTTGCGAAAGCCCATGCACGATTTGCAGCCCGTTGCGGGTACTGTCCTGTGGTTCCGCATCTGATGTATCCACAGTTTCTGAAGGATTCCGATCCGGATGAACGGATTCTCGGAATTACCCTGGGCGTAGAACTGATGAAGATCTGCGATGAAGTTTGGATCTTTGGAAGCACCATCAGCAATGGGATGGCGTTTGAATTGGAACATGCCAGCAAGCTGGGAATTCCGGTTCGTCTTTATTCCGATGATGGTAGTCGGATTTATCCGGAAACCATGATGATTGATGACCGCATTACAGATGCATTCCGTCAGGCAGTTTATAAGCTGAGATTTGCGTAAGAAAGGATGTCACATATGAATGAAATTTATAAGACCCTTGCAGAAGGGTATGAAAAGCTGGCCGCTGGTTACCGTGCTTTGGCAAAAGACCAGAAGGATGGAAAAGCGGTAGTAGAGGAACCTGCAACCCAGACAGAACCGGAAAAGAAGCCGATTGCCATTGAGGATGTCAGGGCGGTACTGGCTGCCAAGACACAGGCCGGGAAGCGCAGAGAAGTGAAGGAACTTCTTCTGAAATACGATTCCGGGAAACTTTCTGGCGTGAAGCCGGAAAACTATGCGGCACTTTTGGCCGATGCGGAGGCGCTCTGATGGGCGCTCACGCACGGTTCTCTCCTTCGGCAGCAAACCGTCTGATCCATTGCCCTCCCTCTCTGGTGCTGGGAGAGGCATTTCAGGAGGAAGAGAGTCCGTATGCAGCGGAAGGATCTGCTGGCCATGCACTGGCAGAACACCTGATTAAAAAGCACCTGAAACAACAGACCCGCCGCCCGGTATCGGATTACTATTCCGATGACCTGCTGGAAGCGGTGGACGCTTACGTCAGTTTTGTGATTGGCGAGATCGAAGAAGCGAAAAGGCAGTGTGCCGATCCGGTTTTCTCCGTGGAACAGAAGGTGGATATTTCTGATTATGTACCGGACTGTTTTGGCACGGCGGATATGGTGATTGTGACGGACAAGCTGGTACACATCATTGACCTGAAGTTGGGAAAGGGTGTTCCGGTGTATGCGGAGAAGAATCCACAGCTGATGATCTACGGGCTTGGCGTGTTGGAGATCGCAGAGATGCTGTTCCCGGTGGAGAGGGTACGCCTGACTATCTTTCAGCCAAGACTTTCCAATTCCAGCACTTGGGAGATTGCTCCAGAGGCACTGAAAGCGTGGGGCGATGAGGTACTTCGGCTCGCCGGGGAACTTGCCCTGAAGGGCGAGGGCGATTTAAGTGCCGGAAGTTGGTGCCGGTTCTGCAAAGCAAGATTTACCTGCAGGAAAAGAGCCGAGGAAAATCTGAAGCTGGCCCAGATGGAATTTAAGGAGCCTGCGCTTCTTACGGATGAGGAAATAGCGGAAGTATTGAAACAGGCCGATGAACTTTCCAAATGGGCGGCCGATGTGTACGCCTACGCACAGGATCAGGCCATTGTCCATCACAAGCAGTGGAAAGGCTTCAAGCTGGTGATGGGAAAGAGCAATCGGAAATATACCTCGGAGGAGGAAGTGGCGGCTGCCGCAAAGGCCGCAGGCTACACCGATATTTATAAGCACACCCTGATTGGGATTACCGATATGGAGCGGCTGATGGGGAAAAAGGAATTTGCCCGTATCCTCGGCGCTCTGGTGTACAAGCCCGCTGGGAAAATAACGCTTGTGCCGGAGTCGGACAAGCGAGAAGCCATTCAAACATCAACCGCAGAAGCGGATTTTCAGAAGGAGGACTAAACCATGTCTAAGAATATGAACCCTACAAAAGTAATCGTACCCTGCCGTTTTTCCTACCTGCACTGCTGGGAGCCGGATTCCGTCAATGGCGGCGATCCCAAGTACAGTGTCTCGGCGATCATTCCGAAGAGCGACACGAAAACCGTCAACGCCATCAAAGCTGCCGTGGAGCAGGCTAAGAAGGACTCTATCTCCAAATGGGGTGGGAAGATCCCAGCCAATCTGAAGCTGCCGCTGCGTGATGGAGACATTGACCGTCCGGATGACGAAGCCTATGCAAATAGTTACTTCTTCAATGCGAACAGCCGTCAGGCTCCGCAGGTGGTGGACTCCCATGTACAGCCGATTCTGGATCAGAGCGAAGTGTACTCCGGCTGTTATGGAAAGATCAGCGTGACCTTCTACGGATACAACTCCAATGGAAATCGTGGGATTGCTGCCGGACTTGGCAATATCCAGAAACTCCGTGACGGAGAAAGCCTTGGAGGACGCACAACCGCAGCAGAAGATTTTGAGACAGAAGAGGACGAGGATTTTCTGGCTTAATTGATCAAAGGCAGAGTGGGAGAAAACCTCTCCCTTCTGCCATACATAAACAAATGCCCCCGCTCGTCTGGCTGTATTCGGCAATGAAGCGAAAGCCGGAAGCGGGGGACTTATCCTTCGATTATTTCTTGAGCCCACTGTATCTGCGGCCCCTGTCAACAAGACTATTATACTACAGTCCACTTGAGTATGGAATACCGTAAATAAAAAAATTTAGCGCAACTAAGGAGGGAGCTTTTATGGCGATCCTGTCGATAGATATTGAAACTTATTCGGATGTGGAACTGTCCAAATGCGGCGTGTATGCCTATTCGGATAGTCCGAACTTTGAAATCTTACTTTTTGCCTACGCTTTTGATGAGGAGCCAACCCAGATTGTGGATCTTGCCTGTGGAGAGCGGCTTCCAGAGAGGGTACTGGCTGCTTTGGAAGCTCCGGCAATCACAAAAGCAGCATTCAACGCACAGTTTGAGCGTACCTGTATCTCCAAGTATCTGGGACGGAGACTTTCTTCTTCTGGATGGCAGTGTACGGCCGTCCAGTCTGCCATGCTTGCTCTTCCCCTGTCTTTGGATAGCGTTGGTGAGGTGCTGAATATACAGAGAAAAAAACTGAAAGAGGGCGCTGATCTTGTACGTTTCTTCTCCATGCCCTGTAAGCCGACCAAGTCTAATGGCGGACGGACACGGAATCGGCCGGAGGATGCGCCGGAAAAATGGGAACGGTTCAAAACCTATTGTATCCGGGATGTGGATGCGGAGCGTGAAATCCGGCAGAAGTTGTGGAAGTTTCCCATCCCAGAATCGGAGATGGAACTGTACCGGATGGATCAGGAGATCAATGACCGGGGCATTCTGGTGGATCAGCAGCTGGTGGAGAATGCGGTTCTCTGTGATAACCAGTATCGGGAAATTGTCACAGCCAGAGCCTATGAACTGACTGGGCTTACCAACCCTAACTCGCCGGTGCAGATCAAAGGCTGGCTTGCCGAACATGGCGTGGAAGCGGAAAAGCTGGATAAGAAAACAGTCAAAGGTCTGCTTACAGAGACGGATGGAGAAGTGCTGGAAGTGTTGAAACTCCGGCTTTTGATGGCGAAGACCAGTGTAAAAAAGTATGAAGCCATTGAACGTTCCGTCTGCTCGGATGGCCGGGTGCATGGATTGCTCCAATTTTATGGAGCGAACCGCACGGGGCGCTGGGCTGGACGCTTGGTGCAGGTACAAAACCTTCCCCAGAATCACATCCCGGATCTGGATCTTGCCCGCAGTCTGGTAAAAGAGCAGCAGTTTGAAGATCTGGATTTGCTCTATGAATCCACCCCGGAAGTATTGTCGGAACTGATCCGTACTGCCTTTGTACCAAAACCCGGATGCCGGTTTATCGTGGCAGACTTTTCCGCAATCGAGGCAAGGGTGCTGGCGTGGTTTGCCGGGGAGCAATGGCGGCTTCACACCTTTGCGGAAGGCGGGGATATCTATTGTGCTTCCGCATCGAAGATGTTCGGCGTCCCGGTAGTGAAGCATGGTGTGAACGGACATTTGAGGCAGAAGGGAAAGATTGCCGAGTTGGCGTTGGGATACGGCGGCGCTGTCGGGGCGCTCACCTCAATGGGCGCTCTGGATATGGGAATGCAGGAAGAAGAACTGCAGCCGCTGGTGAGCCAGTGGAGGAATTCCAATCCCCATATCACAAAGTTCTGGTGGGATGTGGACGCAGCGGCAGTAAAGGCTGTGAAGGAGCGGACGGAGGTAGTTCTGGGAAACCTGTGCTTTACTTACCGCTCCGGCATTTTATTTGTCACCCTTCCCTCCGGCCGGAAGCTGTCCTATATCAAGCCCCGGATGACCCAGAACCGGTTTGGCCGGGAGAGTCTTTCTTATGAGGGTGTCGGGGAAAGTAAAAAGTGGATGCGGATCGAAACCTATGGCCCGAAGCTGGTGGAGAATATCGTGCAGGCTACGGCTCGTGACCTTCTGGCGTTGGCCATGCTCCGGATCAGAAATAGAGGGTTTGAAATCGTCATGCACGTCCACGATGAAGCGGTGTTGGAAGTCCCAGATGGTGTCTCCGGGGTAGAAGAAATCTGCCAGATCATGTCGGAACAGCCGGATTGGGCAGCGGGCCTGCCTCTTCGTGCGGACGGTTACGAGTGTGCGTTTTATAAAAAAGATTAGAGGAGGATGCGCTATGGGGATCAGTTATAAGAATGGATCAGGCTGTCCTGACCCGACAGCCTATTATGCTGTACAGCATATGGAAGCGGAAGAAAAGAGGCTACACATCCGGTACCCGACAGGGCAGATGATTTTGGAAATCGAGCATTTTTTCCCCTGTACAGTTGCAAAAGCAAAGAAAATCTCTCCGCTGATCCGGCGGTACTGTGAAAAATCAGAAAAGGAAAAACTGCGGCAGTTTCTGATGAAACAGGAGATCAATTATCGTTCCCGGATAAAAGCGTATCAGAACCGGGAGAAAAAGACGGAAGATGAATCGGAAAAGCGGGAACTGCAGCGCTGTATCCGGGAGTGTGAAAGGATGCTGCAGAGGATACGGAGAAACACAGAAATTTTTATGGAGGAGGGAACCGAATGATCCGACTGAGTATTGGCAACTCCAGAATGGAGAAACACTGGAACCTTGTGGAAATGGAATTGTCCGAGTTTCGAGACCGGATCTCTCATACCCGGCGGACGGCCGAGACGGTGGAGCAGTACCGGAAGTTGGGGAAAGCGAAACAGGATGAGATTAAGGATGTGGGCGGTTTTGTCCTTGGCACTTTAAAAGGCGGCCGAAGGAAGAAGGACTGTGTGCTTACCCGGTCGGGCCTGTCGCTGGATATGGACTATGCAACAGAAGATATCATCGATCAGATTGAGATGTTTTTTTCCTTTCAGTGCTATGTGTACTCCACCCATAAGCACACACCGGAAAAGCCGAGACTCCGTCTTATCATCCCTCTGTCCCGTGAAGTGACACCGGATGAGTACTGCGCCGTCTCCAGAAAAGTTGCGGAAGAAATCGGGATTGAACTTTTCGATGATACCACCTATGAACCGAGCAGGCTGATGTACTGGCCTTCCACCTCTTCCGATGGGGAGTTCGTGTTCCGGGAGATCACGGGAGACCTGCTCAATCCGGATACAGTTCTGGCAAAATATACAGATTGGCACAACACAGCAGAGTGGCCGGTTTCCAAACGGCAACAGATGATTGTGCGCCGGGATATAAAAAAGCAGGCCGATCCACTGGAAAAACCGGGCATGGTGGGAGCCTTCTGCCGTGCTTACAGTATCACGGAGGCAATCGACACCTTCCTGACGGATGTGTACAAACACAGCGCTATGTCCGGCCGTTACGATTATATCCCCGCCGACTCACAGGCCGGTGTCGTAATTTATGAAGATCGTTTTGCCTACAGCCATCATGCCACCGATCCGGCCTGCGGGAAGCTGATGAACGCTTTCGATGTTGTCCGTATCCACAAGTTTGGAGCTTTGGAGGATACCGATCCGGCAAAGCTGCCGTCCTTTAAGGCCATGCAGGAATTTGCCCTCCAAGATCAGAGGGTAAAAGAGCAGCTTGCCAAAGAGAGGACGGAAGCGGCACAGGCCGAATTTACGGAAGAAGATGGAGAGAACTGGCAAACCCTTCTGGAACTGGACAAGCAGGGAAAAGTGAAAGATACCCTGACGAATATTGCCCTCATTCTCCGGTACGATCCGAAGCTGAAGAACATTGTCTTCAATGAATTTAAAAGCATGGTGGACGTGATCGGCCCGCTTCCGTGGCGGCAGGTGAAGCCCGGCTGGGGTGATACCGATATCTCCTGTGCCAAGCTGTATTTTGAGCGTGTCTATGGGATCTGGTCACCGACCAAGTTTAAGGATGCCCTTCTGGCAGTGGTGTCTGCGGAGCGGCTCTATCATCCCATCAAAGAATATTTCTCCACTCTGCAGTGGGATGGGACAGAGCGGCTGGATACCCTCCTGATCGATTATCTGGGTGCAGAAGATACACCCTATGTCCGTGCAGTTACCCGGAAGACCTTTACCGCTGCGGTAGCCAGAGTATATGAGCCGGGGATCAAGTTCGATTCCATCCTTGTGCTGAACGGCCCACAGGGAATCGGGAAATCCACCTTGTTTGCCCTGCTGGGGAGAGAGTGGTATTCGGACAGCCTCTCCATTTCCGATATGAAAGATAAGACGGCCGCAGAGAAGCTGCAGGGATATTGGATTCTGGAACTGGGAGAGTTGGCCGGGATCAAGAAGGTGGATGTGGAGACCGTGAAATCCTTTGTCACCAGAACGGATGATAAGTTCCGGCAGTCCTATGGCGTGGCCGTGGAGAGCCATCCCAGATCCTGCATCATTGTGGGAAGCACAAACTCGGAGGGCGGTTTTCTTAGAGATATTACCGGGAACCGGCGCTTCTGGCCGGTACACGTTTCTGGGCATGGTAAGTTCCACCCGTGGGAACTGCAGGAGGTGGATCAGATCTGGGCGGAGGCGTTGGAACGCTACCATAACGGCGAAGAACTGTATCTGAAGGGCCGGGTTGCGGCGGACGCCTATGTGATGCAGCAGGATGCGATGGAGTCCGATGACAGGGAAGGCGTAATCGCAGAGTATCTGGAGACGCTGCTTCCTACGAACTGGGATCAGATGGATCTGTACCAGCGGAGAAGTTTCCTCGGCGGCAGCGAGTTTGATGGTGCGCCCACGGCGGGAACGGTGCGCCGGGAGAAGGTGTGCATCATGGAGATTTGGTGTGAATGCTTTGGAAAAGAGCGGCAGAACCTGAAACGGACGGACTCCTATGAGGTGGAATCCATCTTGATGAAGATCGGCGGCTGGGAGCCGATACAGGGACTCAAAAGCGGGAAAACCCGCTTCCCCCTCTACGGAACGCAGAAGACGTTCGTGCGGAGTAAGGAACAAGAGGACTGACTTGGGAACGTTCCGTTGTATCCTTGCAGGTTTTTGGAACGGAGAACGGGAACAGGCAAAAGCCTTTAAAATCAAGCGTTTGGCGATAGCCTGTTCCTATGTTCCTAAGAAAAGCCATATCGAGGATAAAAGATAAAGAAATATATAGAAATAGGCACACGTATATGCGTGTACGCACGTATAGGATTTTTGGTACAGGGAACAGCACAAAGGAACAGGAGGAATTTTCGTGAGGGAAAGTGTGGTAGAAAAGAAGTTTGTCACGGAGGTAAAAAAGCGTGGTGGGCTGGCTGTTAAATTCGTTTCCCCCGGATTGAATGGGGTGCCCGACCGCTTGGTTCTCTTCCCCGGTGGAAGGATGGCCTTTGTGGAATTGAAGGCTCCGGGAAAAACTATGCGGCCTTTGCAGCAGTACCGGGCAAGGCAGCTGACCGCACTGGGCTTTCGTATTTATACCGTGGATCATACAGAAATGATTGGAGGGATTTTGGATGAGATACAGACCACATAATTATCAGCAATATGCAGCGGATTTTATTCTGGAGCATCCGGTCTGCTGCTTAATGCTTGATATGGGACTTGGAAAAACGGTGATCACGCTTACGGCCCTATGGGAACTGGCACTTGACCGTTTCGATATCGGGAAGATCTTGGTGATTGCACCGAAGCGTGTGGCCACGGATACTTGGCCGAAGGAACTACAGAAATGGGAACATCTGACAGGGCTTACCGCCTCACTGGTGGTTGGGAGTCAGAAACAGCGGGAGGAGGCACTTGATCGTCCGGCGTTTTTATATATCATCAACCGGGAAAATGTCAGCTGGCTGGTGCAGAACCATTGTTGGGATTTTGACACCGTGGTGATTGATGAACTTTCCAGTTTTAAATCCAATCAGGCACAGCGGTTCAAAGCTATGAAAAAGGTACGGCCGCTGGTGAACCGGGTGATCGGTCTGACTGGTACACCGGCTCCAAACTCTCTTCTGGATCTCTGGCCCCAGATGTATCTTCTAGATATGGGGCAGCGTCTGGGAAGATTTATCACCGGGTACCGTGAGCGGTTCTTTACGCCGGATAAACGGAACCGGGAGATTATTTACAGTTACAAACCCCGTGAAGGAGCAGAGAATGCAATCTACTCCCTGATCTCGGATATCTGTATTTCCATGAAGGCTGTGGACTATCTGGATATGCCGGAATGCATCTGCAATCGTGTGGAAGTGGAAATGAGCCGGAAAGAGAGAAAAATCTATGATGACTTCTGCCGGGATATGTTCGTGCAGATCGGAGAGGAAGAACTGGATGCGGTCAGTGCAGGCGCTCTTTCCAATAAACTTCTGCAGATGGCAAACGGTGCCGTGTATAACAGTGACCGGAAAGTTCTCTCCATCCATGACCGGAAACTGGACGCTCTGGAGGATCTGGTGGAGGCGGCCAATGGGAAACCGCTTCTGGTGGCATACTGGTACAAGCATGATCTCGCCCGCATTCAGGAGAGGTTCCCGCAAGCCCGGTGCATTGATACTTCCGAGGATATCACAGATTGGAACAATGGGAAGATCCCGTTGGCCGTGATTCACCCGGCCTCTGCCGGACATGGGTTGAATTTGCAGGAGGGCGGCTGTACCATTGTTTGGTTTAGCCTCACATGGTCACTGGAATTGTACCAGCAGCTGAATGCCAGATTGTGGAGACAGGGACAGAAACACACGGTGGTGATCCACCATATTATCACCAAGGATACCCATGACGAGGATGTGATGAAGGCTCTGGAAAAGAAAGACATGCGGCAGTCCAGTCTGATCGAAGCTGTCCGTGCAAGGATTGGAGGGTAAGCGATGAGCGAAAGGATCGAGAAAATCATAAAAGAATATCATCGGATGAAGAAAGAGCGGAACTGTCTGGAGCATCAGATCCGGAATTTTAAAGGGATTTCTGAGAAAGAGATGATTGACTCCATGAACTTCCATTCTCCGGAGGGAGAACGGGTGCAGACCAGTAATATTTCCAACAAGCCTGCTTCTATTGCTCTTAATTACCATGAAAAAATGGAGCGGATTAATCAGGAATGGTATGAACATCTGGAAAAGCAGTATCTGATGTTGGATGAGGAGATCCGTTTCTTTGAGGCAGCGGTCTCAACCCTCAGTGGTTATCTGCCAGAGTTCATGACTGATATGGTGATCAAAGGCTGTACTTGGGATTATCTGTGTGAGCATTACCAGATTTCCCGAACGATGGTGGCGAAAAACCGCCGGAAAGCCATTCGGGAACTGGAGGAACTATATGAAAAACGGGATGCTGAGATGGTATCCTATATGCTGAGTTGAGGAGGCGGATGTGATGGAATGCAGACGAGGCGATATTTATTTCGTGGATTTCGGCAGAGATACAGAGAGTAATCTGCAATGCGGCATCCGTCCGGCTCTGGTGGTCAGCAATAACCGTGCGAATGAGAATTCCCCGGTGATTACGGTAATTCCGCTGACTGCACGAACATACAAAAGGCCGCACTTTCCCACCCATGTGCTGATTCCGAAGACCTCCGGTACTGGGCTTGCCAGAAACAGCATGGCGCTGGCTGAACAGGTCAGCACCATTGACAAGTCTTGTCTTATGGAGAAAAAAGGTGCTGTCACGGATATGAGAGTTATGGCAGCGATCACCAAGGCACTTCAGATACAGATCGGGGCTGTGGAGAGATATAATTGATACCGCTGATTATTTTATAATTACTTTTTTATGACAATGCCCATAGAACCGAATGGAAACTATGGGCATTGTTATATAAAGTATGGCGGAGGGGAACGATCCCCTCTTTACAATCGCCCACGCATGGTTACAGGTTACGCCATCTGTCCACTCGTGTAGCTTTATAGCCATGCACATACAGCACGAGGGATTATTTGAATCATATTCAGTCAAGTACACGCTTTAACTTATCATAGGTTTCTTCCAGAATTTTATGAAAGCAATACTCTTTCTTGTCATCATCCCCTGGCTCATCTACGTTAACGAGACAACAATCAGGGATATTATCAGAAAAAATTTCATAAAATTCCGTTCCTCTAATAATGTTTCCATAAGAAGAATAGTATTCTTCGGCGATTATAGCATAATCTTCTTTTGATATTAATCCAGTCAGATAATCCTGTATTTGCTGTAATAATGTTTCCTTAACCTCTGTAGCTTTCACAATATTCCTCCAGAAAAAGATGTGGCTCCATAGATTTATGGATTCTCGATTTTTTCCTTTATATCAGCACAAAAACTAGGATAATCCCTGTGACCCATTAATAACATTTTGTTTTCTAATTCTTCTAGAGCTTGGATGAATGCTTTTTCTTTGGTTTTCCTTACTTTACAAAAAATTACTAAGTAATTCGATCCTTTGTGACAATACTCTTTTCCAAAATCCACTTTAACTTTATGCTTTACAAAAAGCTGGTCAGCTAGATAGTCCTGTGAATCAATGAAGGCGTAGTAGGTGTAAAAAATAGAAAATTTCTGTAGCTTCCAATAATTCTTTTCACTCATCATTATCTCCAATCTCATCCCGACATCGTTATTATATCATGAACATTGGTATCTACATAGAGGGGTTTTGCCATTTGGTTTACTAAAGGTGTACTGTTTTTTTAGATTTACCGTGCTATCATTAGAATTGCCAAAATAAGACGAGGGCTTGGAGCGAAAACTTCAGGCCCTTTTTTCGTGGCCGGGCGGGGCTTTATCCTTTCACCCGTCTGTACATAGAAGGGAGTGGAAGCGTATGGATACAGAGAAGATGCGGGCAGCACCGGCATATCTGAAGAAAAAGAAACCGGAACTGACCGGACAGCAGTACCGCACGATCAAGGGGCAGATTCTGGCAGGTGACGAGGACGGTGCGATCCGTGGCATTGATCGGGTGGTGGAACGGAACCGGAGAGGTCGTGGGTACCATGCCACGTAGGCCGAACACCCCGTGCAAGCATCCGGGCTGTGGCAGGCTGGTTCCTTACGGCACCATGTACTGTGAGGAACACAAACCTCTGCACCAACACGACAGGAAGACCACAGCCGAGAAAGGATATGGGAGCCGCTGGCAGAAAGCACGGGTTGTTTACCTGCACTCCCATCCTCTTTGTGTAAGGTGCCTTGCCAAAGGACGTTATGTGAAGGCAACAGTCGTGGATCATATCATCCCTCACAGAGGGAATCGGGAATTATTCTGGGATCGGGACAATTGGCAGGCTCTTTGCAAATCCTGCCACGATTCCAAAACGATGACAGAGGACAGATACGAGGAATTTCACTACCCCAAGGGGCGGTCGAAATCTCTGTGACTCTGCTGCCAAAAGACCGGCGCCCCCTCAAACGTGCATTTTTGCGAAATTAAAGAGGGGGGATACCTGCCGGGGTAAAGAAAAAGCGGGAAATAGATACTGTGCAGCGTGTAAAGGTGCGGATTTCCGGCATCCGAGCCGCCTGCCAAACAAAAAATCATTTGCCAAAAAGTTAGATTTCAGGCTGGGAAACTTATCCGCAAAGGTGGGGTTTCCGGCTTTTTCTTTTGATACCATTTTGCGAAAGGATGTGAAGCAATGACCGATTTTCAGGCAAAGCAGATACGGGAATTACGGCTTAGAGGCGCTGGATATAAATCCATTGCTTCCGCTGTCGGGCTGTCGAGAGACACTGTCCGGAATTATTGTAAAAGTCATGGGCTGGATGGATATGCCTCCGCCCTTGTTTTGAATGTGAAAGAACAGATAGAAAGCGGGACAGCGTGTCTTTGCTGCGGTAAGGAACTGATCCAGCCTTCAACTGGGAGAAAGCGGAAGTTCTGCTCCGATAAATGCAGGCGGGAATGGTGGGCGGCTCATCCAGAGGCCATCAAGCGAAAAGAGACAGCTTATTATGAAGCCACTTGTGCTTGTTGTGGAAAAACCTTCCGGTCTTATGGAAATAAGAACCGCCGGTACTGCTCCCATGCATGCTATGTGCAGGATCGGTTCTGGCGTAAAAAAGAAGAGCGGGAGCCTTATATCGGCCCCGCTGATCGTAAGGAGGTATAGACGTGGGTGCAATGGAATGGAAAAAACTGTCTGTGGATGAACTGTGTCCGGCAGCGTACAATCCCCGTAAAAAACTGAAAGCTGGGGATAAAGAATATGAGAAGATTAAAAACTCTATTTTGGAGTTTGGATATGTGGAACCGATCATCGTCAACTATGATATGACGGTGATCGGGGGCCATCAGCGTCTGACGGTGCTGAAAGATTTAGGATATACAGAAGTCCAGTGCGTTGTGGTTCATATTGAAGATGAGCATAAGGTGAAGGCGCTGAATATTGCCCTGAATAAGATCACAGGAGCATGGAATGAGCAGTTACTGGCTGATTTGCTGGTGGATCTGCAGAGCGTAGACTTCAATACTGATCTGACAGGCTTTGAGGCTCCGGAGATCGAGCAGCTGTTTTCCAAAGTCCATAATAAGGATATCAAGGAAGATGATTTTGATGTGGAGGAAGAATTAAAAAATCCACCGATTTCACGAAAAGGTGATATCTGGATCTTAGGAAGACACCGTGTGATCTGTGGAGACTCTACGCTTCCGGAGACATACACAAAACTCATGGAAGGGCAGAGAGCCAATTTGGTTCTGACTGATCCTCCTTACAATGTGAATGTGGAAGAAACGGCTGGAAAGATCCAGAACGACAATATGCCGGATGAGGATTTTTTTAAATTCCTGTTCGCTGCTTTCGTAAATATGGAACAGAACATGGAAAACGATGCGTCCATCTATGTGTTCCATGCGGACTCCAAAGGGCTGATCTTCCGGCAGGCGTTCCATGATGCTGGATTTTATCTGTCCGGCTGCTGTATCTGGAAGAAGAATGCTCTGGTGTTGGGGCGCTCTCCATACCAGTGGCAGCATGAGCCGT